AAGTAACAGCAAAGGATTTAGGTGTTACCTGGGGAAACCCGGAGTTGGCTGAAAAAGCAGTAAACCTTGGAAGAACCGGAAATCCGATCGCAAGATATAAAGAAAAGAAAGATTTAGAAAAAGGCGACAAAGTCTTTGTACTTTCCTATGCCATTGACGAAAGCAAGACAGCAGCTTTGTTAAAAGAGCATGCAAAAGAGTTAGATCAGGAAGCACAGGATAACGGACTGACCCGTGAGAACGGACAGTTTACCTTTGTAAAAGGACATGAAGGAATTAAAGTAAACGCAGAGAAATCCATTGAACAGATCGCATCACATATGCAGAATCAGTGGGATGGAAAAGCAGCCTCTATTGAACTGAGTGCAAAACTCGTAGAGCCGCGCGGTTCCGAAGAAGAGTTAGCAGAAGTCAAAGATTTACTTGGCGGTTACAGCACAAACTTCAGTTCCTCATCAGCAGGACGTGCAAAAAATGTGCGTAATGGAGCAAGCAAGATCAATGGAAGCATCATCTATCCGGGCGAAGAATTTTCCGTACATGATGCAGTCGTTCCGTTTAATGCAGAGAACGGATATGAGTTAGCAGGCATCACACCTATTTGAACAGGATTAAGTCCTCTAAAAAAGGCCAGGAAAATATTAGACTTGCTTTCTTTTTTTTCGGAAAGATTATTCACCATGTTGTGAATCGAATCGTAAGTGGTTTCATCCGGTTCATCATCTGATACTGATACGCTAGGAATGTAATATTGACCAAAATAAAATTCACTCGGTTCAATACCTTCCATGTAAAATGCCCGTTCAGTCAATTCAGCAGGAACAAATTCCAACTCCAATTCAGACTCCGCATTTTCGCGCACCAATGATGCAAGTTCATCCACCATTTCCAGGTTAGACATGATACCACTACCCTCTAAATAGATAATCTTCCGATTCACTGACTGGTAATCAAAAATCGTGTCCGTCACCTGATTTTCCGGTTTCCCAAAAAATGCGAACAAGCCTTCATCTATTACTTTATGCTTAGCTGCTTCTTTCACCACATCCGGAAGGCATCGCATTTTATAATACTCGGAAGATGGTAACTTATATTTTATCGTAGAATTAACCGCATCCGACTCTTCCTCTTCTTCTACCTCGACCGTGTAAGCATCAACTACATTCTGCAAGTGCACATTACGAACCTTAGGAAGATAAGATACGTTAAGAAGAAATGAGACTTTTTTGGTACGATGGTCTATCAAAAAAGAGCCGTTAAACATGGTTTCTATATTCTGCAGGAAATCCTTAGCCGTCCACCCAGGTAACATTTCATTCCATTTGTATGTTTCGCATACATGTACAATATAAACACTCTTATATGGAGTATCCTCTATGGCATTATATTCAAGTGTATATCCCAAAGCCTTCAGCAGTTCACGCATGTATGCGCACAGATAAGGCTGCGGGATATAATCATAAGGCTGAATGTTCTCCTTTTGCACGATGTATCCGGCATAAGGATTATTAATATCGTTATTGTAGAGTCTGTACAGCCATATATTTTTATCCACCTGATGCAGGCTGTCGTATGTCATCATCAGGTTATAATCTACATCAGGGTATGTTTTTTTGACATAATCAGTAGAGACAGAACCGTTCACCACCGGGTTTGTCTCTTTCATCTCCAACGTAGAAATCAGTTCATCGGAACCAACAAAATAATTTAACTCGGAATTACCAGACACCAACTGAATGCTGACTTTGGCATCTGTCCATCCGGTGATAATCTCCGTACCGTTCAGATACACCCTGTTGTCGGCCACCAGTACGGCCTTTCTTTTATGTGCCGGACGGTCGGTAATGTTAAGTCGGTTCAAAAAACCGTACAGCTTTGCATTCTCCGGAACAAGAAGAGACAGTTCAATGTCATACGTATATTCGCCGTTTTTGGTGAAGAACGCATTTTCCTGCTTTACTGTAATGGAAAACTCTGAAGGCAGCACAACCGCAATACCATCTATGTATAAATTAGTCATAGTTTGTGAATTTAAGTCCCATGGAAAGCCCGTTCAACCCTCCGAATATCTGATACTCCCATTCAATCTTATATGATTCTTCAGGAATAATATCAACACAATCACTCTCCGCTCCGCGCAAGAAATCACGAAAAACAAGCATGATATGCTGAAGTTCACTATAAAGTGCCAACTCACCTTCCTCATCCAACTGTCCAGGGGAAACACGCTGGCATACGAAGATGAAAGCCTGCTGGGAATCTTTCGCATTATCGGATTCACCGACCGCCTGCGCATCCGGATAACTTACACACAAACATACACCGGATTTATTTTGCAACTTTTTGGTCATGTGCGACTCGTTCACCGAAAGTACGATGTGTTCTATCTTATTTTCCAACTCCTGATTGGTTTCATATACCAGCTCGCTGATATATTCACGAAAAGCCTTAATATCTATCATAATACTCTGTTGTTGTCCGGATCAGCGAAGCGGAAAGAGAACTCCACCGTCTTCAGCACATTTTTCCGGAAATCACGTTCGAAATTATTAGCCGTAATCACAATATCATACCAGGTGCCATCCACCAAAATCTGCACCTGTTGCGCACCAACGAAATCATGCCATAACTTGTAATCCGCCTGAAGTAATATTGCACCAGAATTTACCGTATATTCATCTGATGGGTTTACCACAAACTTACGCTCGATACCCCACATGTAGCCCGTTTCACTGTCATCTGAACCCTTCAACACCATGGAGCCAACCGCACATACCGTCTCCGGCACATCAAACATATTCAGGAAACGGAAAACGAACTTCTCGGTGTAAGATGTACGGTCTACGTGGAATGTCATATTGCCAACCGAATATGAATAAAATTCCTTACCTGGGAATAGTTCCTGAATACGTGAATATGAAGCATCAAGCGTGCATATACCCCTTTCACCAGCGTGTGTGTAAAGTGTACCAGAACTCACTTCCCCATTCACATCTGAAATAGTTACGTCAATTTTCTGACCAGATGAAAGGAAGAAACTTACATATTCATAACTACCAGGGCGTGATATTTTATCCTGAATTGTAGAAAGAACGCCCGGAGAATCTGCCGTTTTTTTCGAAGCAAAACGAGAAAACAGCACATAGGAATCAGCGTCTTTAACTCCATTAATCAGGAAACTGAAAGTTCCTGATAGTTTCTGTTGAAAAAGAGTTCTACCTGTCGGCCACAAACCCCACAAAGCTTTTGCACAGAAACGGCCCAGCTTACGCACACGTACCTGGTATGCTGCGTCCGGCACATACTCTTCAGACAGTATCGTCTGCCCGTTGAATTGCACCGAAAATGTGATAGTAGAATCCGTATCAATGATGTAATCGGGCATGTCGGCAGCCAGCTCGACAGCGCCCGGTCTTTGAATCACATTCATACTCTGAAATACTTATTAGTTTTAGAATTAGATGGTAGCAGGGGAATGTCTTCACCTGAAGTACCATCACGTAACTGTCTCATGCGCTCCAGCCAGTCGGCCGCATCCGCCTCGAGCATGGCGGCCATCCGCTGGGTATCGGCCAGCGATGCAGGCTGTGAATCGGCCATCCCGTTTGCCGCATTGAATCCCTGCACAACCGAATAAGGGATAAGCTGAAGGGGCATTCTCCGCAATGCCACCGACATGGTAAGCAAGGCCAGTGCCTTAGATGCCGCATACCTTACATCAGATGGGGCTGATTCCAAAAGCGTTTCAAACCCTTCACCATAGGAAGGCGCCACGGTGGCAATCTGTACCTCACGAAGGAAGGGAAGCAAAAGAATATACATCCGTTCGGACTGTGAAATAGGAAAATAGGAATCAAACTCACGTCCGGAACGAATCAGCAGGCCAGCCGCATTACGATATGCATCAGACTTCTGCCAATCTGCATCCTTTGATTCATTCAGCCAGCGAATCAATCGCTCCACCGCACTGTAATACGCCTGCAGGTGGATACTGTCATCACGGTCCAGCTGCCACTCCCAGGGGATTTTGTCGGTACCGTCGGAAGACAGCTTCACCTTGCGGCCACTGTCTTCATGACTGACATCGTTACGCTGGAAGTAATGCAGTGTGGCCAATAATGCAATAGGCCGCTGCACCAGCTGAACCAAGCGTACCTGATCGTTACCTTCACCCTTCAGATAAGCATTTTCGGCCTTGTCGTATACAGCCCGGCCAATCACCTGGATTAATTCATCTGTAGCATCCTCGATGTCCATTTCTATGGCCGAAAAATCGTTACCGACATAATAGTTGCCGGTCATCCGGCGCAATTCAGCTGCGCCCTGTTTATTAAGATTGAATATCATGGTTTTTAGCTGATTTTAGAATAGCATCTGCTTTTTGTTTGTCATCCAATAACTTGAGCAATACCCTCAATAACTGGGTATTGTCGACCTCTTCAATACCGCCGAATACACCCGATTCCGCTACAGAGAATAGTATCGAGTTCATACCAAGCGACTGTTCCGGCGTGTTATCCTTCCCAGATGAAGTGAAGATGGAGGCAAAACAGACTTCACAGCCATCCAGGATAAACGTACCATTGAACAGAAATTCGCAAAAGCTGGCCATCCAGCAATACACACCCCATTTTAAGTAGTCCGGCATATTCACAATATCCTTTGCAGCCTTGCCCAATTTCGACGAAGAAAACGGTACACGTTTACCGTCTTTTTTGCGCCGATATAAAATCGCACACAATGAATTAAGATAAGCCACATCATGTGTGCGAGTGTATTCGTTCATCATGATTACGGCAAATCGGAATTCACCGAAAGTCAAATCTGCCCCATGCGATGCAGGGCCCCAGAACCCGGACCAGGAAGGAATCAGATTAACCGTTGAATCATAAGTAAGGGCAATGGTATTGGTCTCTTCGTCTACCCTCCACTGCCAGTCCAATGTCTTGGCCAGCCTGTTCACCAACAAATAATAATCCTTCCGTTTCGATTTCAGGCCACGATGGCGAAGGACGTAACGACACCACAAGCGTTTGACATCAGTCAGGGAAATCGCCTTAGGTGTCAATATCAGAAGCATACGCAGCTTCAGGAGGTAAGCGAATTCAGCTGGCTGTACCTCTTCCCAGCATTCAGGGAATTCTATATCCTGTTTCATCGTCATACCTGGTTTGTGGCCCGACTGGAGGCCGTTACATTATCTTCTTTGTTAATCACTTTTCGGTATATCCCTAAAAACAAATCCTTTTTATCCGGGAAATTGATATGAATGGCATCATTAATCGCTTCCAGGCATACGTCTTCAGGTATCTGCGTATCCGCACCGTAGAATAGTTTGAGGGCATATAGCATCTGGGAACCGGAATCACCCTTCCCGTCGATGATGATGTTGGCCAGCGAAGGGTTCAACCCCAGCCCACTGGTCGTACTCGAGTCGGCAATACGGGAAATTTTGGTCAGTGCCTCAATGTACTTGTCGATATTCATCTCAATGGGTTCTATCTGGAACTGATGAGTCTTGCCGTCTGAAGGGTCTACGTAATCAGTCGTCATGAAGAATTTACCGACATTGTTTTTCCCGGCCATCACATCGGCCAGCTCACGCGACAACTGGTCTTTAAGTGATTCCATGTGCAGGTACACTTCCTTTTCCGTCACCTCCGGATGCGCCTGCTGGTATTTTTCAGCCTTCTTATTCCAATATTCTTCTGGAACATGCACTACGTATGCTGCCGCAATCATATTTTTATTCAGGTACTCAATTATCTCCGGAAGCGAATTGGCATCATGCATCCAGGGCATTGAGCCGAAGAAGGAGGATATCGCGTACATATTCCGGCCAAAGCTACGCAAACAATGGTATTTCACGGCCACTTCGTGCTTTGCTGGCCGTTGGCGGTCAAATACCGGATATTTGACATATTTCTGACTTCCGTAAAAATCGAAATCCCCGTTCAGGATATGTGTGACAGAATTCAGGTATCTCTCATCATTCTCCGGCCAGCACAGACGGCAGTCTTTAGACGGCAAACATTCAAGGCTGTGTATCCACGGACGTCCTACACGGACGGATCGTGCGGACACATACTTGACGAATACCCCATTCAGGTGGTTGTATTCGGTAAATGATTCACGGATGAAACGGCGATAATCCCAGCTCTCGAGCCATGACTGCACTTCCGGGTCGGTAGTCCACATCTGGACGCGTTCGTTATTCTCGATACCCACACGATACAACATCGGCCCCTGACCGTATAACAAACCAACTTTTCGAGAAAGAATACCTGGTGCCAGGTTGTTTTTCTCGAGCAGGTTACGGACAGATGAAGGCAAGTCGTTATCTGCCCCCCAGGGCACGATACGGACACCGGCCACTGTCGTAGGGCTACACTCCCAGTCTGACACAGCTGATCCGAACAGGTGTGTCAGAGAATCACGAAATGAATCCATGCGGATGGCATAGGTGCCGACCGCTGTCTCCACAAAATTGATATTACCGATTTTCTTATTCATTTTTTATACGATTTTCCAATATTCCTTTAAGTCTTGCAATCTCTTCTTCAGATAGTCCGTACATGACACGCCCTATCAGCCGATTCAGGCCCCCATACATGTTACGGGCATACCAACGGTTCTTTTTCTTGGAATTCTCACGGATTCCCCACACTTCACGATTGGTATTTACTTTGGTCTTATTCTTCTTGTATCCGGACATATCGACACAACGACCGTAAGAGAAGAAGGATACACGCTGCCCCGGGTTCTTTCCTTCCATGAATGAAGAATAATTCAGCGAATCAAGGAGAGAACCGGAGTCTATCAGCTTTTGTTTATAGATGGCATCAGACAGTGCATCGCACAGTTCCTCTCCAAATTTGGAAAGTTCTTCCTGGATAAAGAGTAATTTAATATCGTCTGAACTATTCATAGTTACTATCTGTTTTGGTACAAAATTAGCTTCAGACAACAACAGAGAAAAGGACACAAAAAAAGCCCCGCCGAAGCGAGGCTAAAAAAAAACTGCAAAAAATGTTCGAATTCTAAGCCAATGCAAAGATACAACAATTTATTGAGTGACAACGTGTCTTGTAATATATTCATCTTCTGTTATATCTCCACGATTCAAACGTTTCCAGTCCTGAAGGTCAAAGGTTATTGAACGGCCGTCATTCGTTTGTATCTGCTCCGGAACAAGGCCCATTTCAGCGCGAATCTCATGCACAAGCGCCAACACATAATTCAGGTTACTATCCGCATCTATACGATATACCACTCTCATGACTCACCCCCTTTCTCTTTATCTTCAGGGATAAAAGCTGCAATCTCATTCCGGACGAAATAAACCGTACGTAAGTGAGTCAGTATTTCTTCTGCATCCGCATTGAGTGACTTCATGAAATAATCTATTACCTTATCAAGTTCTCTGACAGCACAAGCGGCTCCATCCTGTTCTGTCCAGTTCTGAATCACATCTACTGCTGCATCCGGCACAATACAAGGTTTCATCGTAAACCTCCTTTCTTTCCTGGTAATACATTTGTTTTCTCACTAAAGCGGAATTCTTTCTGAACCTTCACCAAGTCAATATAGGAAACAGTCTTCACATCATCTTTTACAGAAAAAGATAAACGAACGGGACCTTTTGCAATAGTATCATCATAATCGAAAACAAACGGTTTGGTTTTAGGATATTTGTCATTCAGTGTGTCCAGAATCAATCGTGCTTCTTCGATAAAAGCATCCTTTGACAGGTCATCAGGGAATAATGTATAATTAAAAGACTCTACCCATTGACCTAACTCTTTAGCCTTCGCATTAATCGGAGCATAAGAAAACGTATAATTAACGAACCATTTCATTTCAAACCTCCTTTCTTGCAAAGACGTAAAGAATGAATGAACCATACCAGGCAGACTAGTGCGGCCAACGGAGTAAGGAAAACAGAACAAGCAAGAACTGAAAATGACAAAAGCGCTTGGATGATCATCAGCATTTGCGCGTTTGTGATGGACTCTTCCATAAGGGAAGACATAAAATGGTTTTCACGTTCTAACCATGTAGAACCAGATTCCGCCTGAGATACAGGGCGGGCAAATTGATTTTTCATAATCGTTGTTTGTTTGGCATTATAGACAGAAAAACGGCTGTCATCTCCCGTGTCGCCAAACAAACAACGATTTCGCCCGTGAGCAAAAAAGTGTGGGATAGACAGCCGTATAGCCGTTAGTCAATAAAAAATGACTCTACACATATCTTAATATGTCTTATGGGCATAAAAAAAGCCCATCAATATCATGAGCAATAACCGATGCTCAACGGAACAGTAACGTTGTTTATTTGGCACTACAAATATAGGTAAAAATTTGAAGTGCACAAAAAGAAACAGAAAAAACGCACTGGATTTTTCATTATCCAATGCGTTTTCATAATTACCAATCGTCTTCTGAATCAATGATAGCATTATTTTCAGAAGTAGCCATTGACAAAGAACTTACAATCTCATTAAAGTAAGCGACACACTTCTGCTGTAAATCCGGCCAGGTTTTCAGCCATCTTTTATCCTGCATGCCGGATGGCTTGAATTTTTCCCGGTCAGTAATCAGGCCAAAACTCCAAGTCGACTTCCATGAAGGGTCAAACGATTCATGCGTGAATCCGGACATGGTTACTTTATACCGTCCGTCTCTGATTTGAATCTTCAAAGAATAATTGACCGCACCGTCTATGCAACGGTAAGTCATTCCACCTGGTGCCCGATAACTGAAAGCTCCCTTGCAAATCAGGATACCGTTATTAGCATCCTCCATCTGAATCACATCCTGAGCGGAGTTGAATGTCATCGCCGCCCATGCTCTAATCTGCGGATACAAGACTGATACATTTTTCCCTTCAGCCTGAATCACACTGTCGCATTGAATCGGCTTATCCTGCGCCATCACGTTCAGGCCAACCAATGCCAGAAGTAAAAATAAAAATCTTTTCATAGAAATAAATACTTTGTTTTCCTTGGCAAAGGTAAAAAACTTTCGTGACGAAAATATTTATTTGTGAATAAACCTTTAGCGTATCCTGTTTTGTGATTGATAATGAAATTCATATCTTTGTGAAAACCAATACAATCACAAAATGAATGAATTTACATTAGAGAAAGAGACTATTAATATATTGTCTTTGGACATTCTTAAATTTTATCATGAATCAGCTCAAAAAAGATTAAGCGACCACCGCGATCAAGAAAAAAATACGACAGAAAGAGGATACAAGTTATTATCTATCGACTTAGGAATAGTGACAGCTTTAATCAGTTACATATATATCCACTGGAATATAGAGAATCCCATAATACAATCTTTACTTGCGCTTACTATAGGAACCTTTTTAGCTGCCATCTGCATGATGGTAGTAGTATATCCACGCTTATACATACCTTTAGGAAGAAAGCCAAGCGAATTCAGACCCAATCAAATGGCCCCCAACTTAAAAGGAGTCAAAGATGATATTCAATATAAAGCCATTTTAGCTAAAGAATTATCGGTATTAGAAAATGCTATAAAAGAACAAGAAAAATATAACAGAAGAAGAGCTATACTATTTTCTTTTTCCTTTGCTTTAATTATAGCAGGTATTATTGCTTCCTCTGTTATATTTCTGATTTCAACTATTCGCTGAGACCATCATGACCAATTGAAGTCGTACCTGTTTCCGGATGAATAGGCTCCGGATTCGGTAAGTCTGGGATACCATCATAATCTGGATTCATAGTAACAAATGGCGAACTCCTCACCAAGATAGCCCAAAGGTGTAACCTGCACCTTAATCCGGTTGACTACGGATTTATCTTGATAAGGAGTTCATATTTTATGGTTATAACAACCATATATGGTTAAATGTTCGGGCATTACAAAGATAATAACTTTTAAATAAAAAAAGCGGAACTTGTTGAAAAGTTCCGCCCATTAGTCAAGATATTTCGGTAAGTGTTAATCAAGCGAAATGTACTTGACTTAATTCATTCGCAAACTCATGTACAGATTTTTGTATTTTATCAATAGTAGTACGCGATGGCTTGCGATGTCCTGTCGCATAATGGCTTAACTGACTCTTGTTGATTCCTGTAATCCGAGATAATCCAGCAAGAGAAAAAGCCTGTGTGTAATAAGAGAGGAAAGAAGCCATGTCATACTTAAATTCAAACTCAACTTCTTCAAAATGCTTTCCATCACGTTCGTATGATGATTTAATATCCTCATACGCTTTTTTGAAATCCTCAATAGCTTCTTTAGACGTTGCGCCTGTAGCAGTAACCAAATAGTCCATATCATCTGCATCCATATAGATGCTGTAGTTACCGTCAGAAGCCATTTCAATAATAGCAAACACTTTTTTCATAATCTATTATCTTTATGGCAGGACTTATTTCAGTCCTGCCGCTTTTTTAATTGCGTTTAATGTTCCGGTTGCGACTTCCTGTTTTCCATGATTACTCATACAAAATCGTTTCCCGGTTTTCGGACTTTCCCAGACTGGGTGTCCGTTCTGTTGTTCTCCAGTGTCAAAGCACCCGGCTTTTTTAATCAGCCGTTCCAATTCGTTGTACTTCATTTCAATGTTCGCTTGATTAACACTACAAAGATACTCATTTGAGTATCACCCACAAAGAAAATAGTTATAAATGATACTCAAATTAATATCATTTAACAAGAAAAGTAAAGACCAGAGCTTCGCATATTGCGTATAACAATCGCCGATTTCAGGCGTAAACCAACAAAACCTTATTCCCCGCCGCCCGATTTGCCGACAAACATAGTGCGAAAGCAAATCGGGCGGCGGGCGGCCGCGACGCTGCCCACCTCCCTAAACGCTGCTACGGCCATTTGCAGCCCCTACAGCCTGCCTTCGTCCCCGTAGCTGTAATAACTTCCATCCGTTACTATCACGTGGTCAAGAAGCCTGATATTCATAATTCGTCCCGCTTCCAGTAAGGCATGTGTCAGGCGGTCGTCGTCCTGACTGGGGCGGAAATTACCTGACGGGTGATTGTGGCAGAGTATCATGGTGGTGGCATTACAAGAAAGTGCCTCATGTAGAATCACTCTTACATCTACCTGAGTAGACGCCAGCCCTCCGACTGAGATACGCTGTTTGCGGATGATTCGGGCTGCCTGATTCAGGAAGATAACCCAACATTCCTCTACTTTCAGGTCTGCCATGTAGGGAAGCATCACTTCGTAAACGTCGGCGCTGGAAGTTATACGCTTGTAGTTGTTCTTCCGTTCTTTGATTCTTTTGTATAGTTCAATGACTGCCAGTGCCATATCTCTGCGTGCCGGTGTCAGCAGGTTGCAAATGTCTTCTATTGACACATTGCTGCCGTTCGCTAACATGGCGTTCACCTGATTGCTTGTTTCCTTGTTGTTGGTGAGCTGATAAACTACTTCTGCGTCGCTCAAGTGGCGGCATTCTCCGCAAATTTCGAATAAATCTTTCATAATGTTGTTTATTAAATTGTTAGACAAATAAGGTTTTCGCTAAAAACATTCCACCGATAACGGATGCGCCAAAACTTTCAAGGTGGCAGGCAAAACGAGCGTAGGAGTAACCACGGGTTATCACGTCATCGAAGACAAGCACTTTTTTATCTTTGAAAAACTCCTTGTCGAAGTTGATTACCTGCACGTCGTTTACGTGCTTCCCTGATTTGCTCTCGTGGATTGCCAGCCGTTCACCCTCTACCGTGATATGGCTGTATCCGTTTACTGCTCCCGATAGTCTGGCCACTTCTTCCGAAAACTCTCTGTATCGGATTTCATTTTTCCGCTGGCTGCTGGCTGGGATACAGACAAACACCATGTCACTCGCTGACGCCCCAAACTGCTCACGGATTTTCTTTGCGACAAGCTGGGCAGCTGAAACGGCACATTTACCGTCTTTGAATGCCCACACAAACTTTCTCACCTGCCAGTCTCTTGCGCTGGCCTGATATTTTGTGGGCAGGTAGTCAAAGAAGTTGAACATGTACTTTCTGCACTGGTTTAGCATGGATTCGGTAAATGGTTTCATATCGGTAGGTTTTAAATTTATTCTGGTGCCGAGCTCGGGTGTTGAGCCTTTTCTTTCTGCTCTTCCTGCTCTGAGCTTTTTTTTATTCCGTTCGCTTTCGCTGCGGTTTGTTTTCGCCTTTTACACCTGCTCAAAAGGTGTTCTGAAGCGTATAAAGACAAGTTTTCCGGAAAAGCACAGCCTTGAATACTACCCTGAAAGGGTGGAGATTTTTTCAGGAACAGAGCTTGAACTTGGCATACGAAGCAGAACATTTACCTTTGCAGGTACAAAAGGCATAAACCGTAGCGGAAGTGATACCGAATTATTGGCGAAGAGCAGACAAAGAAGAGCAGTCAAGCAATACATAGCTTTAGCTATACCGCCAGTAGGGAGAGCAACGGGGCGGGTGGGCCGCTGCGTGAACGCCTTCGCAACCTCAGAAAGACTACCGAGTGTCTTTCTACCTCTTAACCCGAAAAATCCCCATTCCATCATCAAATAGCCTGCGGTTGCCGATGGAATGGGGATTTTTCGGGCGTGAACCGATGTAAATGGGGCGAATTATCAGATAATCGGGGCGAGTTTTTAGCGTGAAAACTTGTCCCAGCAAATCTAACGGACTGAAACAGAGGTTTCAATCCGTGGCAGGAATCAAAAACCCTTGGTTTTTGTTACGTTTATGCCCGACGCGCGCCGCCCCGCGGTTGCGATTGCAACTAATTTTCATCTCGGGAAATGTGACGCAAGCGGAATCCCACCCCCTGCAAAACGGCACAAAAAAAAATGCACCACCGTAGTACGGCAGTGCATCCAACCATCCTTAGCGAACGGTCTATAACATTATGGGGCATACGATGTCACCTTAGATTGCCATATACGCAAGAACTCCTTACGCATGAGCAGGTACTTGAGTGCATCCGTCAGGTTGGTAGATTCTTTGGGCAGACGCTCACGCGGCAACTTATCACCAGTCTTTTGTTTTACCACCATCTGGCTACCACCATCATCTACTAACCTGGTCTTGGTTACTTCCATCTCAGACTTCAGGTTAGGACAGTTATACTGGTCTATCAACAGAGAGAAGAGCTTACCAGCCAGGTTCCCGGACAGCAGGTCAGACATAAACCGGTACTCCAGATTCGAACCGATATTCCCTTGTCCTACAGACATTAATTGTACACGCCATCCGGTCCTTCTACCTTCTGCATCATATTCAATGGCATTCTTTATCTGTGTGGCCATATCCGCCTTCACTCCCTTGTAGTTGTTCATCGCACGGTCGTAGTACAGCTTCAGCACCTTGGTGCGCCGTGGTGCAAAATACCGGACGAACTGTGCCCCCAGCTCACGCACGGTATCCGGAGGAAGCGTGAAGAACTCCTTCAGCACGCGGTACTCACGCCCCAGCTGCTGCCCTACCACCAGAGACAACATATTACCTGCATCCATCCCTGCCTCGAGAGGCATATTGTTATTATGGTAACGCAATACCGTACAGTCTTCCTGCCAACCCAGCGGCTTCTGGTCTATAATCTTATTCAGGTACCCGTCCGCATAGAAATGCCGGATGGACAGATTCGGGTAGAACAACATGCTGGCTTCTATCTTCGGGATAATGGAAAGGATATTACAAGACAAACCCTCCAGTCCTTCAGCCAATTCATCAGAAAACCAGTCCAAGCCCAATATATCCGCATTGACATAAGAAGAAGAAATGAAAAAGAACGACACACGGCGGCGAGTCTTAATCCATCGCTCTTCCCAACGTTTCATATTACGACGGGCCAGTTCGACAGCCCTGGCAGCTTTATCTACCTGATTCTGTAATGTCCGCTCAGTACGTTGCCGTTCGACCAGTTCCCGATACTCCTGCAGGTGCGACACATAGGTCTTCTTACATTCGTTATATACAAGTCCGGCACGCAGCATGAGCATAATCTGTTCTTTTTTATTTTGTGCAGAAAGTTTCAGAATCCAATCGTATTCACCCAGATGGTTAGGGTTCGGCATATCGGTAGTCAGTGTCCTGGAACGGTACCACACAGACTGTCCGTAACGCACATAGAATCCACGTACGGCCTTCAGGAGGTTCGTGAATTTTTCTTCAGGGAAATATTTAACCTCGTCGCCAAACACGCCCACGTAGGAACGTCCGGCACCAATGGCCAGACGATCCAAAGATATGAAGGTGAAATTAAAGCCCGTGTAAAATACCATGGTATTACGCCAGTCGGTACAGACATTATACATTCGCAACCGCCATTCTTCCGGAGGAGCTTCGTTTATCACGTAATGCGTGCCCAACTCCCACCCCAGCAACTGGAGCCCGTCAATTAACGATGGAATCACGTTCTTATGCAGGTCAGAGTAGGTATCAGCCACCCATGCGAACGGAGCGCCCGGGCAGTCCTGGGCTGCTTCCTGAACCCGTTCTGCCAAAACCTGCACTGTCTTGGCAGATGCACGACCGGCCACCCAATAGAGTGACCAGGGCATCATGATGGCCAGCAGCTGGGCTGTCCAGTTGGCGAAGCGTGTTTCCACGCTATCCTCTGAAATTTTCAGTTTTTTCTTGCGTGTCATCGAGAATCTCCTCAAAGTTAATATCTATTACCATCGCATCACGTTTAATGCGTGTACGGTCTTTTTCTGTAAGGTCAGGAATCTTATCAATCTGTGCGGCAAGTTCCGTCCGGTCGATGGAAGGCACGCCAATCTGAGTTGAATCAAGAGTATAGACTTTTATATCTTTCTCCTTGATTTCCTGCCGTTTTACCTTATCCGGTTTATCAAGTTGTTTAACCTTCCAAGCCTGAGTCAGCAAATTACCGTATATCTCCATATCCTTCGCCCCTGAAGACGAAAGAAGTACCGTCTGGGCAGCTTTCATCAGGTTGTCGTAAATCATATTACGATGTGCAGCAGGCTCAATGGTATCATCCAGGTAAAACAGATTCACGGCCTCGTAGTACATTTCTCTTGCACGGGGACGGGAACAGCTGAAAGGTTCGTGCATGAGCATGGAGATGGCACGATCCTTTCCGTATTTGCGCGTAATGCCGACTACGGCAAAAAGCGCATTATAGTAGTCCTGCTCTTCTTCGGACAACTGATATTTGCAACCGGACTCAATGTAGTCCTGCAGCTGCTCGTAATAAGATTTCTCAAACATCTAAATCATCAAAAAAAACTTTTGAAACATTATTTTTAAACTCGATTGCACGGCGCATCTTGTCCAACCGCTGGGCCTGTGTCACATTCTCACCCGTGGCTGCCGCATCCGCCATGGAAATGCCTTCTTTGGCCGTCTGAAGGAGCTGGCCACGGTCATAATGATACTTCAGGGGTGACATAAGAAGGCTATAATAGAACATAAATTCGTTTACCTCTATGTTGTAGTACATGGCAATCTGCTGGGGTGTGTAACCTATCCCAGCCAGTTTCTCGTATTCCTCAATGGGGATACGGGAGAACCATTCCGGACGATTCTTATCTGTCCATTTTATTACCGATTCTGAATTCATAGACTTTCTTCGATTTTAAAAATACATACTGTTCCTCGAGAGCATTTTCTCCATAGTTTCCGGAACCTTCCACCACATAGCATCCGGTATCCGTGTCCAGGCAAGTCACTTTCTTGTGTGACCATCCATAGGTTAGCGTAATGATACCCTCGTTATGCAGCTGCTTGAGTCTTGCAAAAATCAGCGGCATACGGAACTTGAGTGTCTCTGACACATGAAGATGCACGGTACCAATCAACCCTTTATCCTTGTATCGCAACAGTGCATTGATAATTCGCTCGTTGGTGGAATAAGTGGCCACATAGATGTGTCGCACGTAGCCGGCATGGCGAATCAGGTACACAATGAAGGTAAAGGCAGTGAAGCTCTTACGGGTTTCAATGAAGAAGGCTTCATTGGTTCCCGGAAGGCGACCGCACAGTTCCCGTAGATTATTCAGCTTGAAACACAGAATATTCTCGAACCGCTGGGAGTACATGCGCGACTGTCTCACCTCGGCAAACAATTCGTCCAGATTGAAGTACCTATTCATCGCCCAGTAACCGGTTTATCTCTGCCAGCTCGGACTGGTAGGCTTGCAGCCGTGCCCTCCGCTCCAGCTCGAGGTGTGGCTTATCCCGTTTGGCCATCTCGTCCTGAACCCGCCAGATGTTGTTACGTAATCTTTTCTGACGCACCATGAGCTGCTTCACATTCAACGTCAATAATTCTCTCCGGCGGTGGAATGCAGTAAATATCGGATGTTTGCCCAGGATGGAATGATGCTGCTGGTAGTAATTCAATTCTTCCCATATCATCCGGTTCTCGAGATAGGAGTTAATCAGTTCCCGAGCCACCTTAGCGCACTGTTCGGTAGACGTACATTCGCGAAGCTGCTTATGCAAATTCACATAGGCGTGATATTTGGTGAATTTTCGTGATGCCAGCGCTTCGAGTTCAGCCGGACAATCCGGTTCGGAAAGGAAAGGGAATTCATCACGGAACGATTTAGGTTTACGTTCAGAAAACAGCACAACCTGGGAAGATGCCACATAGGTATAATCTTCATCAATCCCATATTTTTTACACAACCAGTCAATCATCAGGCGGCGATTAGCAACCGGATTGGACTTGATCAGGCGTAAAGTCAAAGAGGGTGCGCCCGCCTCGATAAGAAGCTGCACACCCTCTTCGGCGTTCGCACCTGCACGCAACCAGGTGAGAATTGTTTGTTTCATTTCTTAGTATCCAGGAATGGGTTCAAAAATTTCACATTCTCCTGAAAATGCTTCAGGTAAAGGAAACATTTGTCTGCAATAAGCCGTTCGACCGTCTTTGAGTCAGGCTTCTGTGAGACAACCGGAAGAATCCATCCATCCGTATGAAAGTCCAGACGAATGGGGTGTACCGCATACGCACAACCATATACAGTGAGTAAGTGATACTTTCCAGAAAGGATTTCCGGACATTCTTCAAACATCTCTGTCAGCTTTTCCTTCTCCAGCAATACCGGGCAATGCGTATTGTAATCATACGCTGCAAGCCGTAGCGTATCACTCAGCAAAGCAGCAGTATTTTTCATCATAACCGCTTCGGCTCCGGTATAACGATTTGGATTGAGCATACCAAAATGCTTAAATATGGCGATATGACACAAGCCTACATTATCTATCAGATAGGAACCAGGTTCAATCAGGATAAATTTTTCAGACACAGACTCAGATACTATGGCCAGCTTCAATACCTCGAGAATATCCAACTGGCTTCCTTCAGCACCATTGTATTCAATATGCTCAATAAACATATCCTTAGTATATTCTACCTGGTCACCAATGGTGACAAAGCGAATATTTTCAAGCAGGTATTGAGCACAAGATTCAATCACCTTCACAACCTCTTCTTCCCGGTGTTTCGCCTTGAAAAAGGGAATCACGACAGTATAAAAAGGATTTACATCCTGCGCATTCAAATCGCCTGTAGCACCTTCAGGTGAAGTATTCACCGAATCAGAATCGGTTTTAGCTTGTAATGTAGCGTCTGTTGCTTCAGATGCTGTATCCACTGCACCCAGATTTTCAGCAGGCTGCTCTACTGTAGCAGCCTGCTCTAAATTATCTTTTTTCTTTGTCATACACCTTCTTCTAATGAAGCGGCAGCTGCCGCTGTTAAACCTAAATAACCATCAATATCCGGGTCTTCTGTTTTTGGAATCAAATTCAGAGGAATACGCCCAAGAGGAGATGAAGGAATCTCGGATGCCAGTTCAATCGTATTCTTGCAAGCCTCCTTATCGTCCTGTCCTTCATCAGAGCTGAACACCAAAGGAGTGCAAGGAGTACCAGCGATTTTCGCATCTTCAGTACCGCAATTAATCACGATAGAACCTAAGTCTTCATTCACAAGGGTATTGCGGCAAATCGCCATTTCTTTAGTGTCTCCTGGTGACTCCCATGCTGTATGATGCAAGTACCCCTTAGCATCGGCGGAACCTGTCAGAGTATCCCATGATTTAATGGTACTGGATGTACCATAGACAGCAATCGGTTTTTTACCTTCTGCAAAGGCAAAAGCAGTCACCGTAATACCATCAGTATCTTTCTCAAAGGTTTTTACATCTTCCCAACGGAAGAGAATCACATAATGCTTCTTGCCCTTCGGCCTACCGGCTGAAGAGCTTGTTTTTTTAACTGAAACTAAAGTTTCTGCCATATTCATACCTCCTATAATTATACACCCAGTTCTGCAGGTGCCAGTTCATCCACCAATGCAGTAGGCAAATACGCAAAAATAGCTTCCTTAATCCAGAATCCGGTACCTTCGCGCCACTCACCCAGAACCTTAGCCTGGTAGTCATCCGTAGTCATACGCAATGACATGGTCTTCGGGTCTCTTGACATAAGGTGTTTGAAGTTTTCTTTCGGAGTAATGAAGAAAGCACCGGTACCACGCATTCCTTCAATCGGGCCGAAAGTAAAGCGAGAGAAATCGACCTTGATTTTTTCTCCGTCTTCATTTTTCGTATTCGGGAATTTGTCGCGATATGCACGACCGTACTTGACAATTAAGTCCGGATCTGCATGAATGAACATGGTCTTATTCTTGTATAATGGACTCACATCATCTACCGCTTTTTCAATCTGTTTCAGCAGTTCTTCACCCTCACCCAGTTCTGCCGTTTCATTAAGCAGCCAAGTCACATCGGTATCTGAAGCCTTCTTCAAATCACACAGCTGTGTGACAAAACCATCACAAGTTTCTTCAGCCTTGTTTGGTGTAAATGAATCACCAGAAGCTTCCGGTTCTTTATAACGCCCTTTACAAAGAGCCAGTTCGCGGTCTTCATCCAATTGCGGACGAATAAGCTGTTCAACGATATAACGCACAATCGGCATATCCTTCGGCTCCAGCTTCTCATCATACAAGTAACCCAACACATCGTCGATAATGTCTGACGGATAGATGGACACGTTGATTTTCATCGGGTACATCTTAATCGTCATAGGAGTAAATTTGGATTTGCCTTTCGGGGTGAAACGCGGGGTAAATGTCTGCAGCACGGAGTCAATGGCAGCCTGAGAAGCACGTACTTCAAATTTATCGGTGATAATCGTCGACATATAACCCGTACATGAAATAGGGCCTACCAATTTGTTGAAAATGGAAATTTTATCAGAAGAAACATACTTTCCAAATTCAGTTTTCAACTCGTTAGTATCGACGGTAGAATCACCTGTCCACACATCACCTGCAGCTGCTGCATAATACGCCTTGTTATGCATCAGACTCATGTCCGGCTTAAATTCCTTTTTCATCTTACCATCTGTTCCGTTTGTGACCTCTACACCACCTTCACCTGGTAACTTACCCAATTTTTCATTTTCAGCCTTCAGTTTTTTAATTTCGTCCTGAAGCTGAGCAATGGTAGCCGCATCCTTTTTTGACTGGGCTTCATATTCAGCAGCTACACCTTTAACCGATTCCTCGGCAGATACCCCTTCTTTCTCCTCCAGTTCAGCCAAATCATTGACGAAAGCATCCGTAAATTGCTTTCCCCATTTTTCAGTAAGTTTCTGCTGATCACCGGCAGAAAGAATGGAATGGCCATCGGCATCCTTGGCAAAAGAAGAGATGCCCAGAAACGACATGACGGCAGTAACCGTCAACAATAAATTTCTGTTTCGCATTTTATTTTATGTTTTTGGTTTGTAAATAGGCAGAAACCGCGTTGTCTCTTGCGATTTCACGCGCCCTGTTAATTGCATACTGTTTATCTCCGATAGAATCAATCAGGCCGTATTTCAGTGCGTCCTCTGCATAGAACATACGTCCGGAAATGATACCCTCTACTGACTTGTCTAATTTTTCCCCACGGCGTGCTACCACTGAATCCTGGAATCGTTGTGCCAGCGGATTCAGCTCTTCGCGTTTGATAAGGTCATACTTGCCCTCTTTAGCCGCTTCAAATGGTGCGTTCTTATAATTGGACAAATCAGAGTATATGGTGTGTATCTTGACACCCTCTTTCTCGTAATACTTGGCATAATCGGGAAATGACATCATTACACCGATGGAGCCGAACTCGGAAGAAATGGTATTCGATGCGATAATCTCGTCACAGAAAATGGCCGTGTAATAGTTGGCAGAAGCGCACATATCGCAATATGCGATTGTAGCCTTCCCATTTTTACGCGCAAATTCAATCGCCGCGGTCAATGGAGCGATGGCATCCACACAACCACCGCCGGAATCCATATCCAATATGATTCCAGATATATTCGGGTTGGAGGCAGCTTCATATATCATATCGGCTATCTCGGTAGTACCATACGCGCAATACGTGCCATACTTCAGCATGGTACCGTGTACGGGAATAATTGCTACGGTATCAGCCGGAAGGTCTCCGGCAAAAGAAGATGTCCGGCTCATCTCCTTGGAGTAAGCCTGACCTTCGATAGGTTTACGATCAGCCAGCGTCCCCTCTGCAGACTTGTCGAAAGAACCAGTAATAATCTGCTCCAGAATTTGGTGCGATGACTCCACGTCACGCAAGGCTATAGCCCATTGGGAGCGCATAATGGCAGAATACAGGTGTGATAAATGCATAGTGTAATTATAGTTTTTTCGTTGCTACAAAAGTAGATGCACTATACCACGCATAAAAGGACTATAAAAACTTGCTCGATTCCGGCTGCTGCCCCTTATATGTCAATCGTAAAGCATGGGGAGAACCGTCACCTGACAGGCTTAGCACCACCGGAAACTGGTCGGTACCAACTACCCTCGAATTGCCGTCAGTATAATCCAACCGAACTAAAATATAGATTCCTATCCATGCCATTATTTCTTTTTCTGACTCTTGAGAAGAATCAGAAAAAGAAATTGTGAGATTAACCTCGTAATTTGTACCATCAGAAGATAACTGCTCGCTAAAATCAGCAGATGAAAATTTCATTTTGTCCCAAATGCCCGATACCTTAATCTGTGATACACCCGGAACATTAGTCACCGTTGATTCAGACAATGCGATAAAATACACGCCGCAAATTGCAGCCCGTTTACTTTCTCTATTTTGCATAATTGCTTAAAGTTTAAGTAGTTTTGCACGTGAACCTGCAAAATCAATTAAAGATTAATGTGTGAAATAATATTAAGGGAAAAGGCTTAATTGAAGTTCATTGGCAATCTCAGTAGTTATACGACGACGATTACGATAGTCATATTTTTTGACTGTATCGTAATTAATTGCATTTCTCTTGATATTATAGCTATGAAGAAAAGCCTGTATAATCTTATCCTGCTTATATCCCTTCGAATAGCCTACAAAGAAGTATTCCTTGATACGAAGCCTGAACTGAGCTTCGATGAATAATCGCAGCTGCTTCTGCTTCCATTCTGGAATGTAAATAAAATTCTCACTAAATATGGCATGGTTCCATTCCTGCACAGGGAGAATTATCCGGAAAGGATTCTCCCCCAGCTCTTGCTTTCTCGGTCTGTCGGTAATGGTAACCATTGCCTGGATCATGCGGCCTATCTCATGCGAACCATCCGCCATCAGTTCACCCGTATGTCGGTTCTGCTTCAGCTCGTGGTATAAAAAGTCCTGAAGGTGCGGTGCTAAATCAATAGTAACGAAAGGTCTGTCCATAATTATATATGCTTTACGCAAAGATAACCATAATGCGGTAAATATCTCGCATAAAACCATACATATCAACCCACCTTTCGCATAGATAGGTCTAAAATTCGTGCTTGAGTGCAAAAACAGCCTTAAAAAATCATATCTATTTGATTATCAACATATAAAAACCGCACTATTTTCGTACAAAACCCGTACAAAATCGAGTGCGCTGGTACTTTCGTGCATTTTTCGTGAGAAAGTACGGAAAGTGCGGAATCGTGCAAAAAGAGTGCAGACAAAACATTTTGAATATCAATTAATTAAATGAATAAAAATTCAATCCGCACGATTGCACGATTTTTTTTCTAAAATAAATAAGGGTATATTTACAGCCTTAAAAAAAATAAAAAAAAGAATATTATTATATGCCGGATTCCGCTTTTTCGCACAAATGCACACCAATTCTTAATCTATCTAAAAAAGGGGTGAGAGGGGAAAAGCCGGACAGGGGAAAACAAATGGCGCACCGCACGCACGGAGTGCGTACAGTACGCCAGAAAAATGCTTCGACTATGGTTTCGATAAATGCTTCGACTGTTGTTTACATCAAATGCTCAGGGTAATATGTATCGCATAAGAATTCGAATTCGCGTGGGAGCTTTCGACATCCAACTATCACCGCAATGCCCCGCGCGGCCAGCTCGTATAAACGCTGGGTTGTGGATGGGCTTTCACGGAAATTAAAGTCATCTACCAGCACATAATAGGCCTCCGAGAGTTCGATGTCATATACGGAATGCTTCAGAATCTTTCTGGCATCGCTCCTGATGGTAGCCAACCTGCAGCGCATGGCCAGCTCGCAAACCATGTTCGTACGCTGGTTATTATCCGGACTGATGCAGGTCATTATTTTGTTGTTTTTTTTGCTCATATAATTTGCTATTTATTTGGTAGTTAGCTGAAAAAATCGTACCTTTATAGAGTAATAAATTGGGGTATCGCATACCTACTTTGAGTAGAAATGTCTGCTTAAATGAACAGGTTTTACGTAACCTGGCCTTCTGTATATTTTCCGGTAATTTGCCGAAAATTCAATTTTATCCATACTTATGTCATCGTGCTGGTGATAGTATATGTACTGGCAGACTACCTTAATAAACACATCAATACTTTCTGGAACAACCACTTCACAGACGTTAATAGTATCGCCCGGTGCCAGTCCGTCAAGCATATTATAAACTTCTTCCTGGAACTGAACGAATCTCACAATATCTTTACGGTATACGTCCAGTTCGGAGTCATCATTCAATCTATATTTTGATAAATCATTGTTCATCAGTAAGAAATTCTGCTATCGTTATTATTCACAGCCTTTTGTTGCGCATATTCAGGAGATGTATAGTACTCAGGTGTACCAATGGTAAAATATTCCACACCCCCTGCCTTATCGTCCAGGATAGGATTACCTGAACGTGCGTCAAACTTGCAAGGCTTCCCGGTCACCGGGTCCAGCTTCTGCGGGTTGAAGATGTAGCCGCGGAACTGGCAATACTTCAGCAATCTCTTCTTGAACTCAGTAGGAGAATTCGAGAACTTGCGCATGTTAGGATCATAGTTGCAGTATTCATCATACAGTGTCTTACGAACCAGCCGGACATTCAAGTGAGAATCTGCACTGAAGTATTCATCTGCCCAGGAAATGAATACCTCAGTGATTTCCTGACGTAACCTACGTTCAATCAAACGCTCCTGCGGTGCCTGTACGACTCCATACTGAAGGTAGAGCTGCACGCAATTAGCTACCAGATTCCAGCACAAGTTCCATTGTTCAAAATCCCATTCCGTAAAGAAATTGCACCCGAAATCATCTATCGGCTTATGGGTGTCGTTGTAAAAATCACTGAACCCCAACAGCCATTGACGATCTGTGAAAGAAGCACCTTCACCCCGGATGGCATGATTAGTGGCAATGTATATCTTTGGAGAAGTCTCGTATGGAAATGTAATACGGCGGCCGCCCTTATAATTGACTGTCCAATCTCCTGTAAGATTTGGGAATAGACGTTCAAAGTTAAAGTTCATCAGCACGTCATCAATGAATACCAGTTTGGTATTCTCCACCACATCGTTCCATACGAACTGGTCCTCCAGCAAGTCTTTCCGCTTCCCGTTCACGTAAGCTGAAGGAAGAATATGTTTCATCAGCACACCGATAAGCGATTTACCGGAACGGCCATTTGACTCTCCCACCTCTGATTGCTTGCCGTCCATGCCAATGACCGCGCGGTTAACGGATACATCCTTGTACTCCATTGCCATATAACCAATCGCACAGAGTTTGGCAAGCAGATGTTTTCTGTTCTCAAGTAATTCCTCCGGTTCAATCTCCATTTCTCTTTTACGCCAAGTGAAGTTGCTGGTATTGATCAGGAACTGTAAAAAATGACAGGTCTTCCCTTCCGGAGACAAGGTATAGTCCAGCGTGTCATCATGCCCGGTGAAGGTGATCAGTGGGCGGCCAAGGTATTTTGCCGGGAAATCACGTCGCTGTTCTGCCCATACATGATGGGTGATTGACTCGTATCCAAGCTCCTTCACTTCATGCTGCGTCACACGCCAACAGTTTTTCTGAAAATAGAATATCTGTTCGGTACCTACCGGATGAAGGAAGTCAGGATAAATGAAGTGTAGCAGGGATAATTTATCCGGCCCTACATACTGTGTCACACCCTTAGACAGCATTTCGTTGATAGCTTCAGAACAGTTGTTTTCCGCAAATTCAAAAAGGAAGTCGCGGGCTTCAGAAGCCTCGATTACACGTACAAATGGCTGCTCCAGCCGGATGAACTGGAAAGAACCATCCAGTCTCCGGAAGCGGCCAAAGCCACGGTTCTGCAGGAACCGACGGCTGGGTACATAGCGGAACTCATATTCCGTGTAAGTATCACCGCTCCGGCGGGACTTCTCCACCGCTTCCCAAAACATTTCGTCTGATTCAATCGCCTGGGCAGACTCAAGCTGCCCGGATTCATTGATACGCCAGCGGTGTGAACCATAGCGGAACTCCGGAAGACGTGACAACACATCCTTGTGCATTTCGGCAAAATGCTTAACCGAATCAAGGCCCCATAACGTAGACAGCTTATGGTCAGTGTATGCCGAAATACGAAAAAGCTGAAGATACTTACCGGTCAGGTTCTTTTCATTAATCAGCTGGTCGAAGTCGGCCATCAACTCCTGCTCCTTACCCTGAAGGGAACCAGCCAGCAGGTCATCAATGCCCTTTTCGTTTTGCTCGTTTTTCTGCACATGGCCGACATAGATTTCCACGTAGAGTTCTCTGTTCCGGAGAGAACCCATATAGTCACGGAAGTTACGCGCTGCATAGTAGAAATTACGCGGACGCTTCTCTACCTGGTCATTGATACGTATGTTGGCCGAAAGGTCATTCCAATCGGAATCCATGATGAAAAACACTTCCTGGACATGACACTTTTCGATGATTCGAATCAGGTCTTCAGGAAGACGGCCACCGCAGGCAATGTTCTGTATGCCGGATATAGCCAGCGAATACATGCCATGCTTACAGGCTTTTTCTGCTTTCTTCTCACCTTCCTGGATGAAGAGTCGCTGCAGGTGTTCACCTTTGTTATAAAGCTGACGGATTTTGTCCGGAATGTATATCGGAGTACCGCCCCCATAAGGTGAACGGTACTTGAAGGGTTTGCCTTCCTTATCCAGGTGTTCCTCCGGGTACTGCCAGCGAACACGGAAGTATTCGCGCATTTTGCCGGTCGGTTTACCTTTTGCATCCTTCTGTTCATAAGTAACAGGTTTTCCCTCTAGGTCATAATACTTGATAATTACATCATCACCATTCAAGTCGATGTCACCTTTGGAATTGACCGTACCTTTGCTGAAGGTATGGGATAATGTCACTGTACGGTTAGTGGTGGAATCAAAGACATGTGCTATTACATCATCCATGGTAAGTCCTGAACCCTGAAGCATAGAAACACAATAAGAAGAAGCGTCCAGCCCCTTCAGCTCTTTAGAACCTTGTTTGGGTTTTGTTATCTTTGGTTTCGCAGGAACAGGAGAAGAGGTAATATCCACCCCAAATCGTTTAGCCAGATACAATAGCGCATCGTTGAACGCCATGTTCTGTACTTTCATCAGGTAGGTGAGTGCGTCATGGCCGCCGACGTTGCACTTATTAAAGCACCCATATAGTTCTTTCTTTGAATTGTAATTGAACGTATTTTTACCACATACCGGGCATTTACCCCGGTAATCGTACCCTTTTTGCTCTTCCATGTCCTGGAAGTCCCTAATGACTTCCAAGACATGCCCCTCGGCAGCTCTTTTTATTCTGTCAGTGTTATCTTTGGTTATATATTGGCTCATCTTCTGGTTATTTTTTGCAAAGGAAAAAATTAGAAAGTTGCTGCAAAAGGACTATTTCTTAGTAACTATCTCCAACCTGACTCGCCCATGCAGTCCATTGTTTAGGAAAAGTCGGGGGATTTTCATCCATATATCGTCTTCCGCTGCGTAAGGGGCAAACGCCCGAATAATCTTACGAGCATGATATTTTTGCATCCTACGGCGTTTTACCAAGTCAATCTATTCAGTTTTACACTATCTTTTTTTCTTGTCATGGTTTTTCTTTTTTATGAAGAATTTGTGCTTAGCACGCAATCTTCGGTTCAATTCTGAAATACGGTCGTATTCAGTGGGTATGTCTTTATATGTCACCATCTAATAAAACTCCTGCTATATCTCGAGAAAGCACATCAAGAATAAATATCCGTTCATTCTCTGTGTAATTTTGAATATGTTCCCGGACAAAACCAAGTTCCATCCGAGCCACCTCCTTCAGCTCTTCTCCCCTTGGAGAGAGATAACCGATACCGGCTATTTGGGCCGATATTTCCGGATTTGTATTTTTTGTTCGGTCTGTCATAATATTCCTCTTTTTACCAGACGAGATATTGCTATTTCTTCTCCCAAGCCAATCAAAAGCCAAGGATCGGCATATTCAACAGTAAATTTCGACATATCCTTATATTCAGCATGCTCCTCAATCTTTATGATACGTAATACACATTTATTATGCGTTTTTTCGATTTTCATCTTTAGTATATCAGTAATTTCTTTATCGCATAAAAAACTTATTTTTTCCATACTACTATATTTTCATCAGTCATCCTCTATAATTTTCTTCCCACAAAAAGGGCAGTACTGGTAAGTTAAGTCAATACTGCTTTGACTTTTACAAAAGGTACCATCCTTCTTTTTCTTTCGATATAAAACCTCTATAGAAGGAAGTAAACGTATCTTTCCATTAATAGGCGTAAATACACCTCGTATCATTGCATTGGGGTCACCTGTGGCCCATCTCACTTTCTCCTTAGCTTCTTCAAAACAATTACATGCCATATATCAATCAATAAAATATTCACAACTATAAGCTCCGGAATCGCTTGGAAAATCTATATTCACGCAATACTCACCACACATTAAGAATGGTTTGTCTGAAGTAATTGTACCTTCTTCATTTGTGTTCGGATCTAAAAGTTTTGCACCTTTCACCATTTTGTCCAATTTGGCTTTCATTTTGTCTGAAGTAAAGCAGGTTATCTTTTTACCTGAACTATGGTAGTAAATAAGCCCCATGTTTAATGATGTCATGGCTTGCTCGACAATATTCATTATTTCCTTTTTGCTAAGAATATTGAAAGTTTCAAACTGTTGTACTTTAACGTCAGGGAATTTCTTTATAAAATCTTTTTTTATCATAATTATTAATACCTTATACCGACAAAATCATTCGGTTCAATAAAACCTTTTGTTCTCATTTCATAAATAATCTGATTTTTATTCAATTCACTTCCATGCCATTCTAATATTATCTCATTACTACCATTGCAAGAAGATATATTAGGCTCATCATTGGGCTCAAAATCAGTAAACTTAATATATCGAATGATATTTTGTAAAGCCAAATCTGCTTTGTTTAAAGAAGTCTCTGCTTTGGCTATAGCTACATCCAATCTGTTCATTTTAATCCTCCTTTTTCTCGAAAACTTTAACTGGGAACCAGTATATTTTACTCTGTTTTTTTGATTCTTCATATACCATTTGTCTGACTTTGAATACCATATCGACATCCCGAGAAGCAGATTGTAATTTTGTTTTCATTGTAGTGGTGTCTGTAGCCATTACAATGGCAATCAATAATGCATCTATCATGATGTGTATAACTTAAAAATCGTCTTGTTTCTTTAACCGATTTGGGTCTCTCAGTTTTTTGCTGAAATCTATCAGTTCTTTAAGGTCATGTACAAGATTATCCAAATCATCATATCTTTGCTCAACATTATATAAGATTGTTTGCTGACGTGTAGTGGCTTCTCCAACTTCTTGTATGCTCAGGTATTTCTCATATCTTTTCTTTGTTTTAGTCAGTTCTTTTTCCAATGCCTTTGTTATTATCTCACCAGCAAGGTCCATTTCTTCTAATGTAAATCCTATGTATTTGTTAAGAAGCATCGGAGATTTTAGGTTGGGTGAAGTGACGTATTCCATAAAATCAAATTATTTAAGTACAATTAATTCCACATATTAGGTCTATCTTTAATTCTCTTGAGGTAAGCGGCAATTTTAAGGGAAGCGTCTTCCCCATTTTTAACGAATATCCTGGTATGGGTTTTGTCACCAGGTATTGCTACATACCTACCATTCTTTTCAAGTTCTCGCTGCCGTTCTATTTTCAATTCAGTACCGGAAGGATTCTTTTCGAGGTCTACTTTGCGCGGAATTAACGGGTCGCCTTCTGTTATCATATCATTAAAGTTTAACCATTCATAGATTTATAACACGAGATAAGTTCTGCAGTATTATTAACACCCAGTCGAGCTCTCATATTGTTGCGATGCCGGATCACGGTAAATACAGAAATATTCATTTCGTCTGCTATCTGCTGGTTAGTCATACCTGAAGCTATCAACTCAAGGATATTTTGCTCTTGAGTAGTCAGCTTAGTATTGAGAACAGGGGAACAAACTACACCACACAACTTACAGTCAGCTGTGTTTCGCAACGGGCATGACACCTGCTCGATATGCAGATTTCCTCGCAAGTCAATATCCAGCTGGAGCGTATCAAATGAACCGAAGTTACACCTGCAGAAACGGTGAACCATCATATACTCATAGTAGGAACGGTTCATGCTGCTTCGTGAATATAATTCAGATAAGGCTGCAAATGCACCTGGATATCTGTCATTAATTAGTTGCAACATAGATTGAATAATCTCCCGGTCTGTTTCTTGTAACACCTTAACCGGACCGTTCATAGGCTTAACCATCACATCCCCTTCAGGAGTGCTATAGAATTCGATATTTGCAAAATCAATCATGGCTTAGGAAATAATTCTTCAATGGGACGACCTAATACTTCAGATATAATTTTTTGTTTTAGAGGTGGTGGAGTAATTTGTCCAGATAACCACCTGTACACCACAGACTCAGAGGTCTGAGTTTTCTCCATGAGCAGCTTCACAAGTTGTGTTCGCTCATTCGGCTGGGACTTGATGTCAGTAAATACCATTTTTTCAAGATTTTAGTTAATAATGGACGTAACTGAATCTTTTTTTACTATTTTCGTCACGTCAGAAAACTTTCGTCACGCAAATATGCGTAGTATTTTTCGCATATCAAAGCATTTATGCGATAAATATTTCGCATTAACAGTATATAACAGATGGGAAATAAGAAGAGTAATAGTGAGCTAAAAGAACGAATGCTGCAAATATGCGCTGAATTGGGACTATCAGCCAATAAGTTATCAGAAGATAGTGGTATGAGCCGTGAGTATATCCGACAAATGAAGGACTATATATCCCCTGAAATGCTGCGGTACATATCTCGCACATATCCCCACATAAATCTTATATGGCTAATAACCGGCGATGGGGACATAGTTAATAAGGCTAATGGCGAGGAGGTATCCTTGCTAATACGAATGCTGAATGAAGAGCGCGAAAAGAATAAATATCTCAGCGATAAAGTAGCACAACTCGAGGAGGAATTAAAAAAAATTAAGTCCTGAGTGCATTTGCAAGTCATTTGTACTCAGGATTTTTATATATCGTAAGCCGGGACAATATCGGGACAAAACGATATTATAAGCTACTCAACAAATTATAGAACATTATTGATAATCAAATAGATAAGACGCTAAACATTATGTAATAGAATCCAGTCACCCCGACTGCTGAAAATCAAGGAGTTAAGATAAACATCTTAACTCCTTTTTTTTGATTCCTACAACAAAGTTACTACAAAAAAGTGAAATGCGGAAGAATATGGTAATGGATTTGATTTA